AAGGACTTTACAGTCAAGTTGCAGTTCTTCCACAATGTTCATCAGAATTTCAGATTGGTCAGAATCATCAATGTCGATAAGGATAGTGTCATCAGCCAAAACCCCGCCGAACCCGTTCAGGTTTTTAACTTCATCATAGGTTTTCCACTTGCTTCTGTTCTTCAATTTTTCAATACTTGCCTTGCCTTTGGTTTCAACATAACCTTTATATAGTGGCATTTTTTATCACCATCCTTTAAGTGATTTCTTGCATCACTTTTTTATAAAATTCCTTGTTTCTGACATTACAGTCAAAAGCCTTTTGCCTTTGCCATAACAGGGTTTTCAAATTCCTAAGTTCTTCATTCTGTTCTTTCAAGGTTGCCCTTGGTTCTTTCAGGCATTCCCTGTACTTTTTTACATCAGCATTGCGATCCTTCCAAACCTTTGTGTTCTTCCTGTGTGAATCCCGGAGAAGCTGCGAGTTTTTAACACCCGTCTGAATCTGTGAAATACGGTGCTTTGTCTGTCTGATCTGCTGTTCTGCATACTTGACTTTTTGTGTGTACCCTTCAATATAGATACTGTGTTCCTTCTGAACCTGTTCAAACTGTTCAGTCTGTTCCTGAACAAATTCTTTCATCTGCTGTTCACATTCAGGTGTGAAACTGCTTCTGATAACTTTCAGCAGTTTCCTGACCTTGGCAATTCTGCGTTCTGAAAAAAATTCTTCAAGATGAACTGTCATTGAACCATTTTCATATCTGATTTCTAAATCCACGAAAACCTTCCTTCCCGGTGTTACGCTACAACACCAAATTGTTTCAAGCGTTTCTTTGCTAAATCTATGTACCACTGCCTATCAAGTTCAGGCGGTGTCTTTACCCCAACAACTGAATCATTAAATATGAAACAGTGGTCAGGGGTATTTCCAAACTTTTCACCCTTGGCTTTCATCTGTTTACGTTTCAGCAGTCTGCCATGCTGCTGATTGTTGGATGCAAAAACACGGTATGACTTATAAGTGTATCTGTCCTTGTCCGGGTATTCATATACTGTCTTGATGACCCTTTTGCCTATATGACTGATAACCGGGTTGCAATGCTCATGTTCCACCCAATCATACTTGTCTGATAACTTGACAATCTTCTGAAACATAATCAGGTCATCACACTGATTGATGGTCTGTTCAACCGGGGTTTTCTTGACCATGTAGTCAACCAGTGCTTTATTCAGGATTGGCAGATCATTGTCAACCGCTGAAAGTTCCTTCACATAAGCACCGATTCTTTCAACACCACCGTCAATACCAACCCAAAGGTAATTGTTCACATCCTTCTGATAGATTTCACTGATGTTATCCAGTTCAAGAAGAATTGAACACTGATCTGTTGAACAACGCTGTTCCCACTCCCAACAAATATCATCAACCATTTCAAAGGCTTCATCTGTGTCAGGAATCCAAATAATAAGACCGTCCGTGTTGGATTGAATCAGTTCAAATCCCGGTACAACTTCAAGGTGTTCAATCAGGTCAAGCAACATCAACTGACCGTTGATGCACATACAGTTATTGTTTCTTGGGTCATACGCTGCATTGGTTTCATCCTTCATTGCACCTGACAAGGCGTTCAGCATCTTCTTATATGGCAACTGTGCTTTCTTCCACCGCTTGACTTTTTTCTTGTTTCCGGCGTTTTTTGCAGCAATCTGTTTTTCCTTCATGGCTTTTCGTGTGTTATACACCAACGGGTAATTGTCATTAGTTGCTGCCCTTGTAACCAGTCCCCAAGCAATCAGCATTGAAGGATAGTAGTTGTTTACATCAACGTGTAGCAGTTGCCCGGTCTTGTGAATTGGTGTGGCTGTTGCCCCATGAACGCCACCAAAACCGAATGAATGAGGAATACCCGCAACCACGGTTTCAAGTCCCTGTTCTTTGTACCATGTACGTTTTGAGTATTTATCCATGTGTGCCAAGTCCATTGACAAGGCTTCCTGTCTTTTCTGTTCAAACCAGTCCTGAACATATTTATATTTTTTCAGTTGCAAGCATGGTAAAAAGTAAAAATCAAATTCATCTTCAAATGATCTGCGGGAACAACCAAGCACTTTTGCAGTGATTCTTGCTTCACTGTCCCCTATATCGGACAGTTTTACAATGTCAGGGAAAGCCTGAATGATACCGTGCATTGCATTAAATTCATCTATTTTTTCAAGGAATACCTTGATGGTTTCTTCTACATCATGCCGACAGTAGAAAACCGTCATTTCAATTTCTTCCTTGGTCAATTTCCTGTTTATTCTAAAATCAACATCCGTTTCCTTGATATTGCTGCCAAGAAAACCTTCCAGTGTTTTTAAACCAACCGGGGGGTTCGGCATAACATCATAGTTAATCATTGGAACTTTGTTGAACACTGATGAAAATTGCCACCCTTCCTTTTTTTCAACAATTATCCAGTCATTGATTCTTTTGGGGTTCATTCCTAACAGAATCCCCTTAAATATGTACTGGTCATAGTGGCGGTTGTTATAACCTACCCATATATCCTTGCTATTAGCTTCATATAAGGCTTTTAATTCATCAGGGTTATTAATTATCACATATTCTTTTTTCTTGGTCACATCAATGAAAACAGCAAGCCAATCTTCCTTGAAAACCTCAAAATCATAAAATATCATTCACATTCACCCTTTCAAAAAAAGCGGTGGAAGATGTGACCCTTGCCACCGCCTGAAATCATTCTAAGTTAAGATAACTTAACTTTTCAAGTAAAAAATTTTAGCAGGCATAAACTTCCTTAATTGTGATAGGGTTGAAAGCATCTGCCTTATAATCAACCTCAACTTCAATCGCACCCTGAATGGACTGGAACACATCAAGAATCTGATCTGCAAAATCCGCATAGTTTACGAACTCAACAGGTGTGTCATCTTCTGCAATCAGCTTATTCACCCAAGTGCATACAGACTTGATTGCCCTTCCATCATTCCAATTTTCGCTGACCTTGTTACCACTGATGACCCTGTTGAAGAAAATCATGCGGTTCTGCTGTTCACCTTCCTTGATTTTTGCCTGAACCGCAAACATCAGCTTGTCCTGTGCCTTTGTCAGCTTAATTTCCATCTTCTCAATACCAATGATATATGTACCGTCCGGCACATCAGCAAAATCATTGTCAGGTGCGTTCTGCACCTCGTTCTGTAACTCCTGTAAGTCAATCTTGTCATCAAATGCACTGAAATCAATAGCCATAATATTTCACCTTTTAACCTTTCTTATTTGCTTAATACTAACTTTAACAACTCAAACGCCTGAACCTCATTGAACCCGACTTTTACATAGGAATCATAGATTTCCTTTGCAGCCTTTGCACCATCTTCCGGCGGTACATCCTGTTTAGGTGCTGCCGGGTTCGGCTTCTTCATTGAACGGCTACCCGCTGTGTTCATTCCTTCTGTGATTGCTGATGCAAGGATTGCACCAAACAGTTCATCAGGTAAACCAAAAGGATTGTTCATGTTCTTTTACCTCACTTTCTTAGCGTGTTTTTCTTACTCTGCGGGTTCTGCCAGTCGGCTGTTCATCTACTGCCGGGGTTTCATCCGCTGCTGTATCTGCATTATCAGGCTGTGCCTGTGCTGCACTTCTTCTTGTTCGTCTGCCCTTCTCCGGCGGGTTCATTGCCCCGTCAATAGAGTTTTCTGCCTGTGCTAAACGCTTCACACCTTCACCAAATTCTTCCTTGCTAATGACCTTCATAACCTCAACACCGTCAACAATCAGGTGAACCGTGTCACCCTTGTGCTTCATCACATAGTTATCATCAGCCGGAATATAGAAGTATGTGTCTGCATCCAGTGTGACAGATTCAGAATCAGTATTTGTTGTACCGTCCTGTTCAGCAGACTTTCTTTCCTTGCGGGTTCTTCTCGGCGGTGTTTTAAGTTCCGGCTGCGGTACTGCATCCATTGCTTCACACGCTTCTTCAAACGGGATTTCTTTACGCCCGTCTGCAATGGCATCAACTGCCTTGTCACGCTCTGCCATATAATCAGCCATTTTCTGATTATTTTCTGCCACCACTTCATCATGTGTCTTGCGGGCGGTTCTTCTCTTCTTAGGTTCTGAATCCTCTGTTGTAGGCGGTGTTGTTGTGGTTGTGGTTGTGGTCTTGGCTGCCTTACTACCTCTTGCCCGTCTACCGTTTGCATCAGGCTTTTCAATATCGGATGCAGCCTGTGCATCTGCCTGACCCATTTCAGCATCAGACTTGTATTCACCGACTTCATAGAAGTTGCGGATTTTATCAGCAATATAATTCAGATCATTGTCAATGGCGTATGCCGGGAACATTCCCATAGGTGACTTCACGGTGTCCTTGCCACTGTTCTGTGTGTAGAAGTAATACTTTCCTTCATTCACGCCTGTTCTAAGTACAATGGTGAAAAGTCCTTCAATGGTGATCTTCTCACGAAGTAACTTTCCAATCAGTTTGATTGTAGTAACGCCATTGTCAAGGGTTTCTGTGTGGGTCATATAAGCAACCACCACATCATCAGGAAGTTCCTTGCAGACTTCAATGATTTCAAAATAGTTTGCACCGAAGTCATTCCACTTGTCCCAACCGTTTTCTTTAATACGGTTCATGTACGGAACTGAAAGAATATACTGGAAGTCATCAACAACAATCAGCTTCTTTCCGGCTGCTGCCTGTTCCTTCATAAACTTGCAAATCTTGCGTGATTCAACCTCACTGTTCAGCATTGTGAACTTACCCTTGAACGGTAACGGTTTACCAACCGGGTTCACAACTGCTGTTGTTGCCGGGTCACAATTTCTCATACTGGTACTTTTTCCTGTACCTGATTCACCCATAATCAAAAGCATCTGTGCCATATTATTTCACCTGTCCTTTCTGATCTTCTCAAAGTTTCCCGCTATGTTAGCAGAAACATGATGCTGTCCGAACTGTTTCTGAACGCCCGCACGAATTACTGAACGAAGTAACTTTCTGTTATATACTGGGCGTGGATTGTAAACCTTTCCCTGTCTTTCGTTTACCATTATAAAATACCATTCCTTTCTTCATATTTTCTAAAACAACTTTCACACAAACATACTGAATGATCGATTGAAGTATAATCATGTGGGTCAGTAACAGTTGGAAGTTTTGTAAATGTCCCTACTGTAATTTTCTTAAAACCTCTGATATACTCGTCAGTTGCTTCAATTCCGCAATCGTCACAAGTCATCTTCATTGTCTTTGCCATTTATTCATCACCACCTTCATCAGTGCTACCTTCTGTGATACGGCTTGACCATAAATCAGCATAGTGCAGAATCAAGTACAGTGCTGTTTCGTTGCCTTTTACCCCATAATTTGCTGATTCATACAGACCATCATGGTATCTGATAGCAAATTCTTCTTCTTCCGTCAGGTCAATGAAAAGGGTTGCTAACTTGATGCTGCGGGTTGCGTGGTCAAGTGGAAGAAGTGCCGGGTTACGCTTGAACGGTTTAGCTTCTGATGCCTTACCTGATTTCAAGATGTTAGGTACATACATCTGCTTGCCAAAGTCCCCGCACTTGCCAAGGTCATGTAATGCTGCTGCAATGATAACTGAATCACGAATTTCTGCATACTTGACTTTGCCAAGAAGTGCATAACCAATATTTTCTGCTGCCATCATTACATTTCTGCTGTGGTGAACAAGTCCGAACTGACAAGCAAGGTGATTTCCACCACTGCAAGGTGCTTCAAAGAATCCGATTTCTTCCATGTATGCAATCAGATCTTCCATTCCCTCACGCTTGGTTGAAAGTAAGTGGTCAACCACATACTTCTTATTGTCAAGTTCCTTTGCGTTGTCTGCTACCTGTTCAATTTCTTCCTGAACGCTTTCCTGTGTTACTCCTGCGGTATTCTCAACCGCTGCATCTGCTTTCTTTTTTGCTGCCATGCTCTTTCACTCCTTATTTTGATAATTTTATTTCCCAACGCTTCTGATCTTCAATGTTGGAAAGATACCAAGCGTTAAGTTCTGATTTTTTTGCAATGAACATTTTGAACTGTTCAAAATCCTTGGGGTACAACAAAATTCCATACCCGCCTGATTCTCTGATTTTTTTGAGGTTGACCAACTGCAATAGTGACGGTTCACCGTTTGGTGCTTTGACTTCAATGCCAAGGAAACACCCGTCTGAACAAACCAACAGGTCAGGAATACCGCTTTTTGTATAAGCAGCACCGCCCCAATATTTCAGCAGCCACGCCCCAGTGTCCTTCAGGAACTTCTTGACCTTATTTTCAAAGTTTTTTTCTTGTGCCATGATTGACCTTCCTTCCCTTGCGTTTACATAGTCCAGTGTCCCAAGCGTGTTGAATATTTTCAGCCTGTGTGACCCATTCAAGTTGTGATGCTCTGCAATCGTGCTTTTTACCCCGCTTGTGGTTCACAATGTTTTTTGTTTCAGGGTCAGGGTTTGGGACGTGTGCAACTGCAACTAATATGTGAAGTCTGCAATTTTCACCGTCCAATTTCACCCGCAAATAACCACTTCCATCATCATACGGTGCAAGTATGTTACCTGTTCGGATGTTTCTGATCTGTCCCATTCTGCTGACCTCATAATTTGGATGACCATCAACAACTTCCCATTTCTTACCCAAGTCAATCACCGCCCAACTGTTCATTGAACTGTGCCTGATAGTTCAGAATCTTTTCTGTGTAGTTTGTGGAATAAATACCCTTTTCCCATAACCGGGCAGCACCATCTTCACCCATGTTGTACGCCATCAAGACCATATTGGTATCTTGATACCGTTCATATAACTTTCTAAGTACAAACACCCCCGCCCTGATGTTTTGGTATGGGTTGGTGAAATCTGTAACCCCAAGGGTATCAGTCAACCACTGGTGATTCATTTCATTGATCTGCATATAACCATAATCATGTGTTGCACTGACAACTGACGGGTCAAAACTGCTTTCATTCTGTATCAGTGCCATGATAAGGGTAAAGTCAATGTTGTACCCGGCACAAAGGTAATATGTAAATTCCTGTTGTTCTTCCGGCATCTTGCAGTCAAGTGGTGTGAAGTCCAAGTCACCCGCACCCCAGTCAAGGGATATTTCCTGTGTGAAAGTTCTGTCATCATACGCCCCATATACAAGGGTTTCTGTGCTTGACCGTTCAAGTCTGCGTTCCGTTGATTTCTCCTTGTCCTTGGCTGTTATATGAGTTTTCAGGGTATATCCTGACACACTACCAATCACCAAACCAATACCAAGTGCAGCACCAATCAGAATCAAGACCCTTTTGACCATTGCCGACTTTCTCATGCTCTTTGAATAGTTCAATTTTCATCACCCCTTTCAGTAATTTTCAAATAAATGATTCCGGGAATTATCAGAATCGCACCAAAGATGTATTCTTTCATGTGTGCGGTAAGTGGTTCATATATTCCCATTTCAACCGCATAATCAGATGCACCAACTGCACCAATAATCAGGAACACACCAATGAACGCCATGATTCCAAATATCCAGTTAAGTATCTTTGAAAAGTTCATCTGTCAATTCCTTCCCTTCTTTTAATGCTGCAAGATTCTTTTCTTCAACTGTACCTTTCACCAGTAAGTAATAATAAAAGCACGGTTTGGCTTGTCCTATGCGGTGAATACGCTTCTTTGACTGCTCCCACAAATCACATGACCCTTTTCCAAGTGGCAGTGTGTAATATATGATTTTGTTTGCTTTCTGATAATTACCACCCATTGCACCCGCCTGATACTGAATGAATGTGATTGAATCATCTGCATTTTCGTATGCGGTCAAGTCCTTCTTTGACCCATTCACAACTGAATAGGGTCTGTTCAGATCAGCAAGTTTTTTCTGCATTGCTTCAAGTTCTGCGGTAAAGTTGTAGAATATAATCAGCCTATCTTCTGTTGATTCAACCAAGTCCCGTAAACCTTCCAGTTTTTCCTTGTGCCACTGCCCGCACAACTGCCGTGCATATAGCATCTTGGTCAGGCTGTTATCACCGACCAGTTCAACCCGTGGTGTCACATCCGTGCCGTAATAATCTGAATCATCTTTGAACTTGCACATATTCAGGGTATCAAGCATGATGTAACTGTTTTTGATAAAATACTTGTACGCTTGTGTTGCCTTAAAGAATATCTTCTGTTCAGTCTGTTCCGGCAGTTCAATCACATCAGCGGTTTTCATAAAGATGCACCCATGATTTGCAAGTTTCTTTTTCAGGTGTTCCGTGTGCTTGTACCCGGTTATAACTTCCCGCTTGAATCCGTCCCCGTTCTCAACCCATTCAGTCTGAACGTATGATGACCAAAACGCTTTTTTTGTAATATTCCACCCAAGCAGCTGAACCTGTGACCATAACCGTTCATACTTTCCGGCTGTTGGTGTTCCTGATAATAAAATCACGCTTTCAGGTTTCATTTTCAGAATGAATTTTGAACGCTTGGCAGTTTCATTTGTGATAAGGCTTGATTCATCAAGCATCAGGGTAAACCCCTGTAAGTTCAATAACCAATCACGCCGGAACGCTGTTTCATAATTGATGACACCAATAATCTGAATATCCATTTTGTATAATTCCTTGGTGTCAACCAGTGTCCTGAAATTGATTGCTTCATTTTTCTTGGTCAGGTTCATCACACGGTCACTTGGGTAATATTCTTTGAAGTGCTGAACCCAGTCATCTATCTTGGATTTCTGACAGATGACCACATTCACCGCATTGTTCAGCAGATACATTTTTTCAGCACCCACAAAGGTCTTACCCAGTCCCATATCAAGATAATAAGCACAACGGTTGAACTGTTCAGTTCTGTTCAGTGCATCTTCCTGATGGGGCATAAGGTGCAGATCATTCATCTACCCTGACACCCGTACACTACATTCTGAACGGTATTGTTATTTTCCATCCTTCTGTACCTCACTTTCACAATTACTCGGTTAATGACTTGTATTCATCAAGCAATGCTTTCATTTCCGCATCTTTTTCTGAAAACATTTCAAGCATCGTCATTTTCTGCAACTTATTGATTCTTACATCCATAGCCATCTTTAATTCACTGACACGCTTTCTTGTTTCAACTCTTTTGTTGAAATCAGTAAGATCAACCTTTGCTATGATTTCACGTTCATTTGTGACCCTTCCAACTGTTTCATCAATACTTGCAATAGTTGCAACCTGTAATCTATGATGACCTGTCTTAACAACTACAACATCACCAACTTCAAAGTTATCGTATAGTGCATAACGTGATACACATTCTCTTTTTCCATCATCTAAGAAGGAAATTAAAGCAGTTCTATAAACACCTAACATGATACTTTCATCCTCACTTTCTTTATTATCAAAAAATACTGTAATCTGACCTTTCCTAAACCAGTAACATCCGTATGAACTTGAGTGATTTTTATGCCCTTCTATCAAGACACCAAACATTCCTTTATATTCCCGTATGATTTCACCAGTCAGACCTTCATATTTTCTGTTATACTGTTCACACTTCACAACCTTTACTGTGTCACCGACTTTCAATATCAATCACCTACTTTCAAATAACTATTCTGAACCTTAGGCACTGACCGTCACCCCCTCAATTTCTGCAAAACGCTTTGCATTGATGAAGTAAGACCAACGGTGTTCAGAAGTATGGATTGCATACCCCCAAGGAAAAACCCCCTGTTGTAAACCAAGTGCTATTGTGTTCGTATGCTTGTGCATCAACTTAGCAACTTCATGTACTGTTAAGGTTTGGATGCCATCTTCACACTTTGACGGTTTGAAGATTACCGGGTTTTCTTCCTGTTCAAAATAATCAGGTGCAAGTCCAAGTGATACTGCAATATCACTCTGAACCTGTTCTGACGGGACTGTTTTGTCATTCAGATACATACTGATTGACCCCTTACTTTTCCCGGTCATTCCAACCACCTGTGCCTGATTGATTTCTAACTGCTGCATAGCCTGTTTCAACTTTTCGCTGAATTTCATATTTATCACCTATCCTTTCTTAAAGTTAAGAAGTCTTAACTTTTTCAGTAAAAAAATATAGTGGAATAAATTCCACCGAAACACCAAGGACTTCACACGCCTTATTCATTTCAGGTGCAGTGAACTGAACTGTTCCGTTCAGCTTTGCAGATAATGTCACGGTTGACATTCCCATTGCTTTAGCAAATTTTGCCTGTGTTCCAAATACTTCCTTGATTTTTCCTCTTAACTTTGAATAATCAAACACTTTTTTCACCTTCCTTTTCATCATCAGGAAACGCATTGTTATTGTACTGCTTCCTGATAGTTATTCTTACAACACCCGATTCCAACTGTTCAAAGGATGTTTCCTTGAATTTCTGCGGTTTACCTTTTTTCAGGCTTTCTATGTACGCAAGATATTCAAGTTTGGTTGGAAATTCAAGAATCTGTTCAATCCATGCTGCAACTATCTTCTTCACTTCATCACCTTCTTTCTAACATGAACCACCGTCAGCACCATGAAATGCACCAACAGGATAATTCCAATCATTTATGTATATATCATCTGTTGTGAACTCACCAGTAAGTATTGAATGTATTGCTGCTTTATCCTTCCAACAGACACATGACTTTGTATCACTTATAAATTCATCAAGGTTCTTTTTGTTATCAAGGGTGAATCCAAGAACTTCTTCATCATGCCTTAGTGCTGCATAATCATCAGGAAAAAGTTCTTTTACCCCGGCAAATAAACGGGGTGTTGAAAATATGCACATCATACAACTGCATCTGTTCCAACCTATCCTGTAACATGGGTGTGGGTTTATATGATGCCGTTTCAGCAGTTCCCACACATCCTTTTCAGAATAATCAATGCAGCACCGCCATTGATGAACAATTCTGTGTGCCTTGGCTTCCGCATTGGTGCGGTGTATTTCCATTTCATTGTACTTTGACCGCCCGGCTGATTCACCACGGCGTTCACCTGACACAATCAGTATTTTCTTATCATGCTTGGTTTCTTCAAGGTTTGCCGTCACACTGTCTTGGACCGCTGCCTTTAAGTTACCGCTGCACCACCGCCCTGAATGTGTACCGCCTTTTGCCGGGAACTTGTGTCTTTTTCCACCAATTTCTTCAAGTTCACCCAGTCGGTCAAGATTACTGACAACGGTATCTGCAACACATATTTTCAAATAAGCGGAACACCAACGCCTTGACAGGTCACCAGTCTTTGCCGGAAACTTCATTCTATAACCATACTGTTTCAGAAGTTCTTCCATTTCTTCTGTTGCCTGTTCTTTCAGTTCCTTACATTTCAGGTAATTACTTGACAATTTGCACTGTCTGACTTCCCCAGTATCAGGGTCAATCCATTCAATCGGTTCTGATGCACCTATGCGGTACAATTCACCAAAGAAACCGTTCACCCTGTAAGAAACCCTTAACTTGATACCCTCTGCATCTGCAAGTGCTTTTACATAGTTTTGGGTACATTTCCAGTCCATACGCCTTGAAGGATGCCCGCCGTCAATATCGTGATGCCAAAATTCAATTTTTTCCTTTGGTACACCAAGTTCAAGAAGTTTCAGGTAACAAGCAACTGAATCTTTACCACCTGAAATCAGCACCACAATCAGATCATATTCTTCAAGTGGTAACAGTTCCGGCAAATAGATTTTCTTGAAATGCTCTGAATCAGTTCTACCGTCAACCCTTGGTTTCAATTTAATGCCCTTGCCATATATCGGTGCATCAGGAACACCCAACCTGACAGGTGTTTCCTTGGTGCAATCCGCATCTTTTATGAAATCAATCATTGCCTTTATCCTTTCCCAGTTCCTTCAAAAAGTTGTCTATTGTCAGCACACCTTAGTACAATCAGGGGTGTCTTTCCTTTATCAGATTTCACATTAAAATCTGCAAACCTGTCAGCCAACATTGAACTTTTTGAACGGTACTGTTCAAACCGCCGTGGTTTCACATTAAAACCACCAAAACCTGTTGACCGACACACAATAGACAATTTTTTGAAAGAACTGAAATCCTATTCCTTGGTTCTTTTCATCCAACCGCTGCAACGGTTTTTTTGAAGAAGTCAGGCAGTGGATGGGACTGCCTGACCCTGAAACAAAGTGCTGTGTCATCTCGTGCGGTTGATTCTTCCACTTAACGGTTTCTTGGTTTTAGGGGTAAAGTGCCGATTGGTTCAGCCTGTTCAGTTTTCTTCAAATAGTTCTGAATACTTTGCTTTCTTACCCTACCGTTCCTGTTTTCTTCAACTACTTTGACGGGTCTTGTTTATTCTTCACACGCTCTGTCTGCTATCCGGCAGCCTGACCACCATGTCACTTGCGTGTAACCCTATCGCTTCACCCGTTCCTTCCTACTTGCTTTGTTTCTGTAAGTTAAGAACTCTTAACTTGGCTTTATCTTATCACCACTGGTAAGATATGTCAATAACTATTTTTAAGTTTTCTTAACTTTTTTTCAAGTTTGATTGAAAAAGTCTTAACTTTGCTTTATAATGAAGATGAATAATATATAAGAAAGGGGTGTTCACTAATGCCTGATACATTTCAGCACCGCTTCATTGAAGCAATGAACATCAGAGGACTAAGACAGGTTGATGTTGCGGAAAGGTCAGGACTTGATAAGGCACAAATCAGCCAGTACAAAACAGGAAAATATGAACCAATGCAAGATGCCCTGTATAAATTGGCACAAGCCTTGAATGTCAATGTTGCTTGGCTTATGGGGTATGATGTACCTATGGAAGTAAACCGGGAAGAATTGGAACAGAAAGAAAGGGTGTGTGATCTGCTTGAAAAGTGTTACGGTTCAGGTGCTTATGAACTGGTTGAACTGTTTGCCAAACTAAATGAAACAGGAAAAAATAAAATTATGGAAGAACTACGTGATACTGTCGCACTACCAAAGTACACTGTCACGGAAAAAAGGGACGGTCAAAAAATGGCATAATTTTCCATAAGTACGGTAACATTATCCATGTAAGTTTCACTTAGTTACGGTTGGTTACGCTTTGGGTTACGGTTCTAAAGCGTTGATTTTACGGTAAAGTTACGGTTGTTACACTTTCACATAACTTTTCTTATATAGAATACTTAACAATACATAGATTATAAAATAAAAAAGTAAAAATATAAGAATAAGAACATCAACCGTAACCGTAACCGTCAAAAAGAAAGGAAGGTCCGATTTATGAAAAAAGTCATTAAACTTGTTGTTTTAGTAATTGTTGTTATTTTCGTGATTATGGTTGTGAAGGATATTTCAAAGAATCCCATTCAGAAAAAAGAAACATCATCAGAAGAAATTCCCGTCATCTTGGATGCAGATGCTTATTCAAGAATTTTATCTGAACAGTTGGTTGAATTACTTGGTGAACCAAAGTCAACAGAAGATTGGAACAATGAAAATTCCAAAGGCACATTTCAGATGCAGCTTTACACTTATGACTTAGATGGAATGTATGCAGAATTTATTTTGTATGAAAATACAGTTGTCAAAATCAGATGTTTTGCAACTGAACCATGGGAAATAAAAAAAGAATTTGATAATGTGTTCAAAATGTTCAATATCACTGTGAAGGACAGTGCAAGAAAAGTTGTTGACACGGGTGTTACTTATAAGTTTTCACCAGTGTCAGATACCGTTGCAGAATTTGAAGTTTATAATTTTGATTCTGAAAAGCACACTTTTGATTCAGTCTATATCACATACAATTTGAATTATTTTGATGACCCTAATTAACTGAACAAAAATGAACCCCAACCGTTGCAGCGGTCAGGGTTCTAATAACTCTATACCAAGGAATAGGATGATATAGGCTATGCAGACATAATTATATCATCCATTCCATGAAATTTCAATCAGGAAGGAATGATATACATGGGAAGAAGAAACCCAAACGGTTACGGATGCGTAACCAAGTTAAAAGGTCATAGATCACGCCCTTGGGTTGCCAAGGTGACAATCTATGATGAAGAAGGACACGCTAAACAGTCACCAATAGGTTATGCTGAATCAGAAGAAAAGGCGAACATCCTATTGGCTGAATATAACAACAACCCTTGGGATATTGACCGGGAAAAGGTGACCTTGGTTGTACTCTATCAGCGTTGGTCTGAAATCAAGTTACCAAGGTTAGGAAAATCAAATCAGCAGTCATTGCGGGCAGCGTTCAAGCACTGTTCCAAATACTACGGTGTGAAGTACAGGTCAATGAAATCCTATCAGATGCAAGACTGCATTGACAACTGCGGGTGTGCCTACTCTACACAATGGGCGATCAAGAACTTGTTCGGACACCTTGACAGGTTTGCATTTGAAATTGACCTGATAGATAAAATGTATTCACAAATAACCACAGCCCCACCAATACCTGAAACAACCCGTGAACCATTCACCCAAGAACAGATTGATGCACTATGGAAAATAAAAGATGAACCTTGGGTCAATACCGTGCTGATCTACATATATACGGGGTTCAGATTACAGGAATTGTTGGGAATGAAAACTGAACAGGTGAACATCAAGGAATGGTACTTTGAAGGTGGTATCAAGACCACTGCCGGAAAGTGCCGTATTGTTCCGATACATGAACGAATCATACCATTTGTGAAAGCACTGGTTGATGAAGGAAACAAGTACCTGTTCACTTATCAGGGTAAAAAGTTCAGTCAGGCAAATTACTATAAGTGCTGGGGTGAAGTCATGGAAAAGATAGGTGCAGACAAGACCCCGCATGAAGCACGGCACACCTTTGAAACACTTCTTGACAACGCCAAAGGAAACAGGAAATGTATTGATATGTTAATGGGTCATAAGTCAAAGGATGTGGGAAACAGGGTGTATAATCACAAGACTATTGAACAGTTACGGGAAACCGTTGCCCTGTTAAAATAA